TGCAACACCTTTTTTATTTAAACCACCAGAAGGATTCTTACCTTCTTTACGTTGCCATGCTGGTGATCCACCACCATTCATGTAGGCTCTACCCAATCCTCTTAAAGCTGCACCCGGCATTATTTTTTCTTAGCCGTTTTGGCTGCTCTTTTAAATTGTTTTGCAGTAGGTGCACCTTTAGCTCCTACTTTTCTCATTTTTTCTCCACTACCCGCAGCGATACGCTCACGCTTGGCGTGAATGTTATCATATAAACCACGTTGTTTTGCCATTTGTTTCTCCTTTTATTTATCCCTTGTTACTAACTCTATCTTATCACCGGCTGCAACTGCAGGAATGTAACTAATTTTTCCATTAATGTGTTGTCTTAAATCATTACCACACGTAATGCATCTATAAAAATCTGGTGTAATAGATACTAACATAGTGTCCATTTCACACATCGGACATGTCCCCGTCACTACTTCCGCGTTGAATTTTAAAAATTTTTTTTCGGTCATAAATTTTTTTAGATTTTACCACACGAGGTTGATAACGTCCATCACTTAATTGTTGAGCAACTATGTTTTTAGGCCTGTTTTTCTTAAGAAAAAATGCGTATGCTTTTTTATTCAAGGATTAATGCTCTAATATTTTTTCTGCCTTGATATATTTCTGTTTTAGCCTTACCCTTATAGCATTTGTAAGATATAGATTCACTGTACTGTCTCTCCGCCGTACGTTTACCACGAAGACATGCGGCCATCGAGGGTTGAATAAGGTGTTCTTTAATTTCCCCGTTTACGAACATCAGTAGGGCAAAAACAACCTCGGTCAATGTGCGCTCCCGTTAGTATATTTCATCTCTCTAGATGCATCTTTTAATTTTTCTATATCAGTTAAAACTTTGTCCATTTGTTTTGTTAAAAATTCTATATTAACTTTGTTCAACGCCATAGATTCTATGTGTGCATTCAACTTATCGGTGGTCTTATAAAGATCCTCGATCATCATAAATTGCTCGGAATCTGCAGGAAGCGAACCAAGTTGACCCCGTGGCCATTTGATTCTAAACTCTGTATTCTCAGTCAAGTCTTTAGTCATTAACTCTACTTGCGTACTAAGTTTGTTTTGCGTCTCAATGATGCCAAAATATGCCCAGGTTCCAATCGCGACCATCATGATCAACGAGGCAACCGTCTTCATCGGCATTTGCACAGCGGCTTCTTCAGAAATATTAAGTGGTTGTTTAGCCATTAGTTATAACTATATCCTGTGTTGCCTTGTTCTAATTTTTTAAATAATTTTTCGTGTTGGTCCATGATCTCTTCATCCATGTCAAACATCTCATCCATCTTCTGATCCATTAATGTGATTTGCATTTCAAGTTTCTCCACTTTATTTTGAAGTACAGCTTGACCTGTAGAGAGTTCAAATGTTCTAGATAAAGACCATCCTCCTAATGCAATTAGGAGCCCAACTAAAAGAGTTAAAATTTTTTCCATCATTGTTTTGGTCCTATAAATTTATCACCCATCAGTTTAATATTAGGATTTTCTTTTTTATAATTATCTTTTAGATCGTCCCAATGACTGCCTTCGGGCTTCTTATTTTCCGGAATGATTATACCAGAACACTTTGAAACTAGCAATGCAAAGTTCTCATTACGTTGAATAGTGGGGTTATTGTTGACTTTTCCACACATTTTCATCAACTCTAGCTGTTGTTTTAATTGTGCATTTTCTGTTTGTACTTTTCTAAATTCTTCTGTGCAAGCAGAACCTAAATACTTTCTCCAAGTAAATCTTATCGATTGATCATCACTAGGGCTATTATAATTGTTAGTAGAATCATAGTGTCTATACCTATTCTCTGAATCCCTTTGTTCGACCGATATGTCAAAAGAGCCAGTACTGCAAGTATTAGTACCGTCATTGAGATACTCATTTCTAGGATACGCAGGTTCCGCTAAAAAAGCTAACGCAGTTAACATTAAGATAAGTATCGCTGTAAATTTGTAATCCATCCTGGCAATCTCCATACATAACTACCTATTTAAATCTTTAATATCATAGTCATGTTCTCTGACTTGATCTGCTAATTGTCTATATAAATTTTCTGCCATTTGCCATGTAGCTTCAGCAGAAGATAATCTTGTATTTATATCTGTAATATTTTTTGTTAATTGAGTTAAATCTCTTTCAATGTTTGTAAGTCTTTGTTCATTAGAATCAATAGTGTCTGTAAGATTAACAATATAACGAACACCTGTAAATGTTCCAACGACTAATGATGCTACGATAGGCACCATAACAATATTCTTTTTTAATAGATCAACTAGATTCATTTTCGTATGTCATGTCTGTTGCATGTTCTATTTGTTTTTTATAAGTTCTTTTACTTCCACATTTACAATTATCACAAACACACATACCATATTCATCTGCGTGTATACCATCTTCGCAGTGGCATGGGTGATAACATTTTTTACATTTAGTCATTTTCTTTTTCCTCAATGTCGTAAAAGAATTTATCGGTATCTTCCGTTTTCCATTTACCGGTATCCTCTACATTCCAATCACTTGTTTGTACTTTCCAGTCAGGAGTTTCGTTCTTGACTGTAAATGATGGGATACTCCATATTATACGATTGTTTGGCTGTGCCGCATAGTTGCCGTCATCTAACGCAAGTATGTGTGCGCACTTATGTTCGTGCGGAATTTCAGAATGATCTGTGTCTACTATATTACTCTCTGGATGTCCCCAGTCAACAGTAAATAAATATTTTCCTGGATGTACTTGTTTGTCTTTACCAAAATATTTTCCGCACTGTCCGTCTAAAATATCAAAACTAGTAACAGCAGGATAATAACTAAAGCAATTCCATAACTCCAACTCGTCCAACCGCCTTTTAGGAACTTCACTTGGTTTAAATCCTCGTTGAATAAAGGCTGAAATGGGGAGACGATAAAAGATTGCACCGTTTTCCATGATAGCATGAAAAAGAATTGGACGTCCTGTAATAGACGCCAACCCAAAAATAATACAGTCTTCCACCTCTCCATGATGGTCTTCAAGATCATAAAGGTATTCTCTTCTTATCTGCGCATAAGTAACTGGTATGTTTGCGTTTAGATAAGCCATGCATAAATTAGTTTACTAGGCTGATTATTATAATAATAGCAACAACTACACCAATAGCTATTTTTTTATTAGCTACGGCTAGTGCCCATAATTGTTTTACTTTTTCCATAATATACTCCTCTTTTATTTTTATTTTATTGTACCCCAATTTGGTCCAAATTCATAGTCTACTTTATTAGGAACTTCAAGTGAAACTGCACTCTCCATTATCTCTTTTATTTTATCTGCATTACCATCCACTGATATATCTAATTCATCATGTACTTGTATGTGTGGAACAATTCCTTCTTTATATAATTCTAACATTGCTTTCTTTGTCATGTCTGCCGCACTACCTTGAATCAATTTGTTTAAAGCTTTGTATGTGTAAGCTCTCTTGATCCCTGGTCCGTGTTCCAAGAGCGCTGCATCGTGAGGCAATGCCTTATGGATTCCAAACTGATTTGGTTCCCATAGATGAAACCTGCAAAGTCTTCCAAGTAAAGTTCTAATCTTACCAGAGTCTTGTGCTCTATACATTACATTGTCCATCAGTTGTTTAACAAATGGAACTTTGTTGTGGTATTGTTTAAAAAGATCTTCAGCTTTTTCTTTACTTACTCCAAGTTCAGCTTGTAATTTATTTTTACCCATACCATAGAACAGACCAAGATTTATAGTCTTGGCCTGAGTTCTAGGTATCTCTGCCATGTCTGCAACGATAGTATGAAAGTCGGCATCGCCCTCATTATACGAGTCCAATACTTCGTTCACTCCATAGAGATTCTGTAAAGCAGCATAATGCACTACCAACCTAGGCTCTTGCTGAGAATAGTCAAAACAACCCCATGTATGGCCTTCCTCGGGTATAAATAATGACCTAATCCGTGGTCCAAGTTCCTTATTTCTAGCTGGAATTTGCTGTAAATTAGGGTTTGAATAACTAAATCTTCCGGTCACAGTTCCGCCATTATCTGACCTTAATTGGTTGATTTCAGCATGTATTCTACCTTTATGATTATGCTTTAATATGGTATCAATAAATGTGGTATGAGCCTTATTTATTTCACGGGCTCGGGCAATTCGTTTCACGAGTGGGTGGGCGTGATTCTGTAAAAAGTTTTTAGTAAATGATGGAGAATTGGTTTTATCGGTGCGGTCAAATGGTAGGTCAAGTTTTTGGAAAACTTGCGCAATACTCCTTGCCGCCCATATTTGAACATCTACTGATGTTTCTTTTTTTACTTTTAATAATAATTCTTTTTCTTCTTCAACTAATTCTTCTTTTAATTTGTGAGCGCTTTCAACGTCTACTCGAACTCCTAAAAATCGCATATCAACGAGGCAAGGAAAAAGTTCTGTCTCTAACTGAAAAATAGAATTTAAATCTTGACTAATAATTTCTTTCTTTAGTTCTTGCCACAACTCAAAAGTTATCTCGGCATCTTTTTCTGCATAAGCGCCGACATAAATGGCAGGTAGTTTATACATTTCTGCCTTGGCGTCAACACCCCAATCACGTGCAGCTTGATATAATTCTGTTTCATTTTTTGTTTTACCAGTGTATCTTTTACTGCAGTTGTTTAAGTCATAACGCATTTGATTTTCATCAACCAAGGCCGATGCAATCATCGTGTCCACAATTTGACCGTTAACACTTAAACCGAGCGCTCTTATCCAACACACGTCATACATGGCGTTGTGAAAAATTTTTCTTGCAGGCGTTGATAGTACACCTTGAAACCATTTTAAAACTTTAACTCTATCCATATTACCACCACCTTCGTGAGCAATTGGATAATAGCCAGACCAATCTTTAACTGCAACAGCAATACCAACAACATCACCGTTTTTAGATACGGCACCTGATCCCATCTTAATTAAATCTGGATCTTTTGTTTCTAAGTCTATTGCAATCTCATCGTGTTTAGATAAATCTGGAAATTCTTCTGGTGGTAACCACTCTGTTTGTGGTTTAAATAATGGTGCTTGTATCATTTAATCATACCCCATGAATTTTTTGTTTCTTTTATTTCTTCTTTCACTTCTTCAGGATAGTCTCTATCGATTGCCATGTCAATATAATGTTTTGCTTTTAACAAATCTTCTTTTTGATTTTTCTGTTTGTGACGACACAAATATTTTATAGCGTTCCCCTCGGCAAATGGAATATTATTTCTGTTAATAAATTCTGAAGGTTGAATCGCCATAGATTTATAGTGAGTCCCACCTACTTGTTTTTTATATATCTCATCACTCATAGTATAAATCCTTTGTTAGGTTGTTTAGGTTCAATAATATGTAAATTTTCTTTTGTTCTTGTTGCACCTACATAAAATAACCTATTCTCATCATCCGGATTCTTTTCATATGTATTCATTGTTGTTCTCGTTTGATCTGTTAAAAGAACAACATTTTGTGCTTCTCCACCTTTAGCTCCATGTATTGTTGACAATTTTATTCTTGGTGCTTTATTTAACTGCTCACCATTAGCTCTCATTTTTCTTAAGTAATTTATTCTTTGTTGACCAGCATCATTAAACGCTTCAAACCAAACTTTGTTAGTTTTTAATCCGTGGTCCTTGGTCAATGCGTCAATGCCATAGAATGATTCTTTTACCATTCCTTTTAATTTATCCTTGTCTGCGTGTTCAGGATTCATATAACCATAAATTTTTTCAATTTGTTTATAAGACATTAGTTGTCCTTGTCTTAGATGCTCCCAGTCTGTGACTGCTTCTTGCATATCTTTTTCATAATTTCTTTTATATTTATTTTCATAGTACAAACCTTTTCTATATAAAGAGTCTTCAATTTCTTTAAGCATGTATCTTGTTCTACTTAATATTAACCACTCACCAGAAGACATGTCGACTGAATCTATATCAAAGTGTCTATGTAAACTTCCTTCATTAGTTTTAGGTTTCCAAGTTTTGTCTATTCTTTTTCTAATTCTATTTATAATTCCCATAGCTAGATTATGAACTTTCATAGGAATTCTATGTGACTGAATGAGAGGAAGGTTAATCATTTGATCTTGTAAAGCAATAAATGCATTTACATCAGCACCGGCCCATTTAAATATAGCTTGGTCATCATCACCAGCAATAAAAGTATCTTGTGTTTTATCCCAAATAGTTTTGGTCATATCCCATTGCATTCTAGATAAGTCTTGTGCTTCATCTATAAAGACAACATCAAAGTTAGGAGATTTATCAGACTTAATAAACTCTGAAATCATATCGTTAAAGTCTACTAATGCATATTCTTTTTTATATCGTGCTAATTCATTTGCTATGATTGTTAGTTTATCTCGCTCTAAATCCTGAGTATGTTCCTGCAGGTCATACTGTTGGTCCAGAGTTATATTTCTAAGTTTAGCTAGATTAATTATTTGTAAGTATTCACTATCAGATGTAAAAAAACCATGATCTTCTTGGTGTTCTGCATATGCTACTGGAAATCCTAATTTTTTTCCAAGGTCTTTGTAATGTCTTGGTTGCATTACTTGATCTTTTTTAAGTCCAAGCTTTTGAAATGCTAGTGAATGTAGTGTTCTAAAATATGGTAGGTCATCTTCTGTATAATTAAATTGTTTCATCGCTCTATCTCTTGCTTCGTATGCAGCTTTTTGAGTAAAAGCAAAGTATCCTATTCTATCTGGATCAGTTTCTTTTAAATAATTATCTACTTTGTTTAATAAAGTTGTAGTCTTTCCAGTTCCTGGAGGTCCTAATACTATTGTTTTCACTTAACCCTCCTAAAAAAATGTCTCCATATCGATGACCTAATAATTGAAACTCCTGTAAATATTAAAGCAATATGTAAGCTGTCCCATATGGTTGGATATAATCCAAAGAACGGAAATATATATAACTGAATTAAGATTGCTAAAATTAATCCGCTACCTACATCAATAAAGCTTTCTATAAAACATCTTAGTTTCATTAGAATACATCCTTTGGTTTCAATTCTTTTTGGTTGTAATCATCTTCTTTTTTATCAAATTGTTTTACTCTAAATACTGATATCTTATCTTTACCAATTCTTTTATCTTCACAACTACAAACTTCTTTTAACATTTGTGCTGTTCTAGAATAATTAACATCCCATCTCTGTCTAATTAAAAACTGATTATAAAATTTACTAAATATAAAATGATGATAACCATCATCAGTCCATACACCACCACGTTTAAGGTCGCTCATTTCAGTACCAATGTGTCTGTTTAAACAAAACTCTTCTAAATGATTTTGTAATTGATCGTTAGTTGTAACTCCTTCTGGTGGTTCTACAGGTTCGTGATTCTTCATTAATGGGTTTATAATCATGTCCCAATCTTTTGGTTTAACTGTTGGTGGTTTAAAATCTAATTGTTCCATGCAAGCTTCTTGAAATAAATTTTGTTGTTTTAAATATTTTACATTCTCTAAGTATAATCTTTCTCCATCTACATTCAGATAATAATATGGTTTTTCTAATTTAATTTTTTGTAAATCTGTCAATGCAGGAAATACAATCTCTTCTCCTATTCCATACTTACGACTCTTACATAATTTTTTATCACACAAGTTACACATTGGAGTGTCATTACATTTATAACCCCAATCTTTTTTCTCATGTTGTTTTATAATTCTATTTAATCCTGCGTCATCATAAGTCGGACTTACATGTTTTTCATTAAACAAAGAAACTTTCCCTTGCCAACCAGATGGCCATTTCTTTTTAGCATAAACCGTATAATGAAATAGTGCATTGTCTCTACCACCTTCACCTACAGTATTTGCTGCCATAAGTTCTATGCACGGAGGCCCGTCAGAAAATTCTGACTGTGGCCTCTGTACTTTCACGAGACCAACATCTAGTTGTTTTACATTTTCATAGATCTCGTAAAATTCTCTTAAATTCGCTGCGGTACCATCTTCTTTAAATGCATATCTTAAAGTATCATCACCATTAAAGTATGGTAAGTTTAAAAAGTTTCCTGTGTCGTCTGGTGATTGTAGTTTAATTTGTTTTGGAAAGACTTCTGATCCGCCGTATCCTAGTAGTGTCTTTATTTCTGTAAGTTTGTCTCTCATTCTTTCTGCGTCGACGGGAGTCTCGGAGAAGAGAAACACATGAGCGCCCCCGCTCTTTGACCTACACACTACCAGTGGTAGTTTAAAACTTTTTATTTTATCTATTAATTTTTTGTGATCAAATCCTGCATATGAATCTATATCTACACATCCCCATATACATTGATTCTCTTCGTTAATTGGAATAATTCCTAAACTTTGTGAACCTTGTAAATGTTTTAACCAAAGTTCATCTGTAACTTGTTCTCGTACCACAAAAGATTGTCCTTTAACTTTTTCTCCATTGTTATTAGTTGGACCAACCTTGGTACATCCATGAGCTCTTTGTAAGCCTTTAAATATATCTCTAAAATTTTTTATATTTTCCATAATTAATTAATGGGCGAGTCCACTCTCGCTTTCCCGCCCACTACCTAGGATTAGTTTAATACGGTGTTGAATCTTTGTTTTCAGATCCGTGTTTAACTTCCACCTCACCTTTGCCAACTCTTTCAGCAAAGTTTTTGGCTACTTCGTAAACACCTTTATCTGTTACTGGACCAACTTTAGACACTTCCCATCCAAACCATGTTCCTTTGTCATTAGACATTTGAACAGTCTTTAGATTATAAATGTGGCTATATGTTGGCGGCGTAAACAAACCGTTTTTACCTTGCAACTTTATTCCCATCATAATGGAATTCCATTTACGACTAATTTTTAATTGAGTCGCTTTCATAGAAATTAAAGCTGTTTGTGGATTCTTACCTAAAAGAATTACAAAATGATTTGCTGTATTCTCTAGATAATTTCCATTAGGTAAACGATCTTTGTATGATTTATCCCTAGTAGCTGTTTCAAGAATACCACTTTCGGCATCGTGAATTGCTACGGGAGCGCCTTTACCCTCACCTCTGTCTCTCCACTCTACATATTTTCTCTCATAGTAGACTGGTAAAACATCTATCCCCTTTGCACCATCAAACACTTCGTTTGTGACACTGTTGAGAATCATTCCAGGTTTAGCACCTTGAACGTATTTCCCATCCCTCT